TACAATTTCTTCAGTATCTTCATATTTGTAAAATACATCTCTATCTTCTAGATCCAACCGAACACAAACACCTTGATCATCATAATTTACAATTCTTCCAGTATCACCATTACTAACATTTCTTGCTGAACTATTAGCAATAATCATGACACGATCATTCAAATCATACTTAAAATCATTAAAACAAAGTGTAATATCTTTCTTTTTAGCTTGAACAATCAAATTTATATCTTTAGCTAATTTCCTTGTATTAGTTAAAATTTGATAGCCTTCAAAAACAAGTCTCTGCACCAACTCTTCCATATTTTCATCATACAAGTCATAATTAATCAATTTATGATCTAATACATTATAAGCCTGTTTAAGGACAGCATCACCACTTCTAAATACTTGTGTTAAACGAATAGTATTAACAAACTCTAACGCCTCTAATTCAGGAATAATACTTGTATCATTCACAGGAGGTAATTGTGCATCATCACCCGCAAAAATAATCTTCACATGACTCGGAACAGCCTGTAACAACTTCGCTAAAATTTCACGTGGAATCATAGAAACTTCATCAATAATCAAATAAGCGCAATCAATTACGTTATGTTCATTTCTAAAAAAATTAGAACTAAAATTCGAAGCGCAAGCTTTATGTATAGTCATTGGTTTATAACCTTCTAAATCTTGCTCTCTTAATAACTCTCTAATCCTACTAGAAGCCTTTCCAGTATAAGTACAAATAATAGTTTTAGTTGGATTAGGATTCAAACGCTTCAATAAATTAACAAGAGTATATGTCTTACCCGTTCCAGCTCGTCCTAAAAGCAAGGTAATACGATTATCAATAAATGATTTAAGTAACCTTACTTGATCAAAAGTTAAACCTTCAGTACGATAATTACCAAGTCTCTCTATCATAAAATCAACTGAAGATATAGCTAATAATCTTTCGTGAATCATATAGCTATACTTAATTTCATCAGACAAATCTAATTCCTTAACAAGCTGACTTAACCTAACTGCATGTGGATCAGCATTCATATAAGAATTGACCCTTATAAAATCTTCAGCACTATTCTCAAAACCTAAAGGAATCTCATAACTACTAGAATTTAATTGATAATCAAAAACACCCAATTTAATATATTTTAAATCCTTTTCATCTTTCTCTTTAAAAATCTTAATAGAATTACTAGAACTAATAAGCTTTTTAGAAATATCACCATCACCTTGCATAGTTAAAAAAGTATCTATTGTATCCTTTGTAACATAATTAGTGATTTTCGAAACATAATTAGAAACAATATCAGTATCAACAGAATCATAAGTTAAATCAGGATTTTTCCTCAAAGCATCTTCTACAATATAAGTGTTANACCATCACCTTGCATAGTTAAAAAAGTATCTATTGTATCCTTTGTAACATAATTAGTGATTTTCGAAACATAATTAGAAACAATATCAGTATCAACAGAATCATAAGTTAAATCAGGATTTTTCCTCAAAGCATCTTCTACAATATAAGTGTTATCATAAACTTCACTCACACCTTCAACAGTAAGCTTCTTTAATAAAGTATGAGGTACATAACGATTACTCAAAAAGTGATAATGAGGTTGTCCACTCTTATGAAACTCTAAAACTCTAATAAATTTAAAATCAACAAATTCATTTTCTACAAAACGCTTAGAAATATTATTATATAATTCATCTCTTAAAGACTGATCTTTACACTTACAATCATAAATACAAAGAAACCTTTCATAAATCAAATCACTATATATATCCTTAAACTTAGCTTTATCATCAGAACTTAAATTCTTATAATAAACTTTTTTACGCTTAGCAACAGAAATAACAGCATCATAACGAGAAATTCTAAACAATTCTACTTCAACATCAGAAAGAATTGTTTTTTCTTTCTTCTTCTCATACCATTTCAAAGCTTTTTCATAACTAACCTTCTTACGTTTCATATATCCTTCCAAAGTAAAATTAAAATTCAACTCATTTCTAATTTTACTAAAAATCTTATCCAAATCCTTAATACCATCAGTCGAAGTAAGAGTATTAAAGAAAAACAAACGTTCACGTTGAGAATAAAAACGAACCATCTTTTGTATATGTGCGGCAATTACTGGCTGACATCTAGGACATTCTAATTTATTACAAGTCAAAGCCTTAGCATAATGCTTACCAGTTTCTTTAGACTTCAGATGTGCTGTCTTTTTGCCACACTTAGAAACGTCTAAAGCCATAAACAAACACCTTTCCAAGTAAAATAATTAAACAGACATATATAATTTGAATTCATTCAAAAATTCATTAGGTTCTACATAAAATTTATTATAATGATCTATACAAGAACCAGTAAAAGTTATAACTCTATCAACTTGATCAAAAGGAATAGATATCAATACAGATTCAAGTGTAAAAATAAATAACATCTGATCACTATGAACACCTAAATCATCCAATGAAAATCCCATGTCATTGTCAACTGTAAAAAAAGAAGTTTTCTTAGCCAAATCATAAGGAACTAGGAGACCCAGATGGACAGAAGAATCAGTACAACAAACAAGAATAAACTGGCCAAGACTCGAGGAAACAATGCGAGATAAATCAGAAGAACCGACCACAAAACCACCTCCTCAAAAGTAGAAATAAAAAAGTGAGCGTTTATCCCCTATTAATATTAACAAGTTAAGAGAAAACCAATAAAATAACGATTTTATTAAATCTTTTTATATAACCAAGCTAAAAAATCTAATGCCATCCAATATAAAAATATTAAAAACGAAATATACAAACCAAACGCACTAACACCTAAAACAATTTCCATTAAATTTCTCCTTGCTCTTGATACTTACGTTTCTTTTCTTCAATCATTGCAAGCACAAATGTAGAACGATTATATTTTTTAAACGGTAAATTATGTTCTCTAGCAATTGAATGTCTTCTATCATTCTCTATATCTACAATTTCATCTATTATCTGAATTTCACTTTCAGTAAATGTAAATGCCCAAGTTTTTTTCTTTTCTTTAACTGTCATAAAAACAACCTCCTATCAATTAACTAAATTTAATATAACAAAAACCATATGGTTTGTAAATAAAAACATATGGTTTTTCAATAAAAAAATATTAAATTTTAATTATTGATAGGTTTTTTTCTGATTAAATCTATCAAATACACTCTAACAGAATACCAAATTAATAGTATTAAAAATCCTGTCGTGAAAATAAACAAATCACTATATATATCAGATACATACTTTGTTGTAACAACACAGATCATTGCAAGCATACATATATCAAAAACTACAGTTAACCAAAATTTAAAATTCAACTTTAAATCAGCAAACATATAACTAACACCCCTACAATATAAACTAAACCAATACATAAACCGATTCTATTTGCTATTTTTTCATTGTACTTATTACATAAATAAACATGTAAATTATCACGATGTTTAGCAAGAAATCTATAAAAATACTTTGTTATTAAAAGTAGAAAAAAATAACATAATCCAATACAAGTAACGAAAGTAACAAATAACGTTAACATATTCACACTAGGCGAAATACAACCAAATTTAATAAGAAAACTCATAATACCACCCAAAGCTATAAATTGAAGTGGCGACATAAATTCATCATCTTGGCTATAATACTTAGCAAACATATATACACCTCTTAAACTTTACTATTCTTTAAACTTAATCTACTCATTATTCTAAGAGTTAACATAAGAAAACTAACATTAACAATAAAAGCAAATAATAAAGCCATTACACTTAAAGGCTTAAAATATACGGATATTCCTAAATACAAAATAAACAATAAAAAATTTGTAAAAACTGCATATCCAATATCTTCACCACTTATAGCATATTTCCTAAAAATCATCTTTTTGTCTTTTAATTTATCTATATTTTCATTAACAAATTTCTTATCCATAGATACATACTTAACAAAAATAAAAAGGGCAATTCCAATTGCTATTAGAGTTAATAAATTAAATTCAGCACCAACTAAACACCAACTAAAATAAAAAAACATCGCAACAATATTAAACAATACATGGATATATTCACGATAAAACTTTTTAAACATATATACACCCCTTAAAACGCCTTATTTCGCTTTACAACCTCTTTTTTATAAACTACATAGATATTGCTATCTATATAAGTTAAATCATCAAAAATCCAACCTCTGTCCTCTAAATACTCTTTATGTACCTTAACTTGATTAGATTGATCACTTCTCAAATATTTCAATGTCTTAGATAAAACAGTTACCTCTTTTTCATTACAAACAGGCAAATCCACAAATATCACCCTTCTTTTAAAGTATCTAGCATGCCTTTAAACAAGAAACAAATCCCTAGAGTACCAAACAACGTAACAATAACATTCTCCATCAAAACAACCCTCTATCTGTATTTGCTAAAAGGTTAAACAAGAAACAGGTAGTATTTTCTTACGCTCTGCTTCATAAAATCTCCACCTTTTCCGCTACGCTACATTCTTGCATAACTTTTTTAGGCTCGTTTGTCTTCATCGCCAAGTCGATAAACTCAAAAGTGAATATATTTAACTATCAACTTGCCTATCCATTATACGAGCCTAAACGCTTGTACTACCGACCTTTATATTTTCTTTTATTCTATTTACCCATTACGCTATGCGGGGCTAGCCCCACACCCCAGCCAATCTCCAACCTCAAAAGCGAAGGAAGACCTTTAAAACCTAACCCGTAAACCAATTTAGCAAGAAAACAATTACAGCAATGAATGAACCATAAAATAATCCGTCTCTCGCCATAGTTTTCAACCAATCTACATGTATCAAATCTCTTCACCTCATACTTAATGTTCGTATTTTCATTAAAAGCCCCTGGAAAATATGCACGGCTGCCGTTACATTTCACACCTAAATCACGAACATTATTTTGCCATTTGACTAAACATCAAATCTAAATTATCAAAATGATGTTTAATTACTTCACAATTTTTTACTTCTTCTTCATCTAATCCGTAGCGATCCATGAGCAAATCTAGAAATTCTCTCATTTCTCCATGTGCTTTATTTATTCTTTTCACTTCTTCTCTAAATTTTTTCTTCTTTAAAATTCCCATCTATAACGTACCTTCCTTATTTAATTTATATAATCTTATGAAGTCCTCCCGCCTGCACCGCGCATACAGCTTACGCTGAATGCTTGTACTGGCGTCCGTACTCTTCGGCGGTCGACTTCAACGCTTCTAAAAATTCCATGAAGTCTTGTCGTTTATCTGGAACTTGTACTGGAGAAACCATTGCTGTCGTATCATAAACTTTTGAACCAATAGCAAAAGCTTTCTTCTTTTGAATACGCATTGTTTTTAAATATCGTTTAGATTGAACATCATACATTTTGTAATAAAAATAGTTTTTATCATTCGATACCCTAACGAGAACGTTTGTAATACCTCTTATACGTGAATCTAAATCATCAAATGATGGTGAGGTAATAAACAACGTACAACGTAGTTTTCTAAGGTAATAAGACAATTGAGAAAAGAACTTTACCGAGTTACTTGAAAAACTTCTAGCATCAAGATCAATATGCGCTTCATCGAGATTTAAGATACTAGATTTCTCTTTTGCAATATCATGAAACGTATCTAAAGTTACAAATGGTTTAGACCCAATTAAACCGTAATTACTGTACAATACACAGCCACTCTTTTCTTCATAGTGTTTTGCAAACAAACTCATACCAAACGTTTTACCGCTACCGAGAAAGCCCTCAAAAACCATTATGTTCATGCTAACTCATTCCCTTTAACAACTTTTGCGCTATTTGCTGACAATGATAATGAAGGATTCGCATTTGCTTTCAGTAAATGACTTAATTTAGCATTACCTTTAATTCGGTCCGAAAGCGTTAATTTCTCAAGTGTCTTGTGATATTCACTTAATGGCAATACTTCTTCTTTCATTCCCGCAATATATAAGGAAATATCCGATAATCCATTTTCATTAAGCAATAACATAGCCATTTGTTGTTTCTTTGTTAATGGCACAGCATGTTTTTTCATGAATTGAAACAGTTGAACAGTCTCAATCGTTTCGTTTGAACCTTCTTCTTCTAAAATATCTTTCGTTAACATTTCCTGAACACTCATTTACTCCACCCCATTATTTAAAAATAGCTAGCAATACAATAATTACCCAAGGCATAAAACCAATAATGTCAAAAGGTTTCTTCCCTGTATCAAAATCAAAAATCCCCTTTAACGCACTAGAACGACGTAACATTTTCAAATTTTCCGCTTCAATTCTTGCGGGCTTTTCTAGGTTATAAATGTGATACACATAACCATGATTATCATCAAGTAATCTCAATTCATTTTCACGTGGTAACATGGCTGTACTCGTTTCTAAAATCTCCGAATCAAACGATATGACCTGTTCAACTACACATGTTCCTTCTTCCTTAATAATCAACGCTCTATGCCCTTCAAATTGTGGCTGTACTTTTCGTTTTGTTTTAGCTAACATTTATAAAAACCTCCAAAACGTTCGTTTTTTCATTTCAAAACCTCTTGGATCTAGTCCCGCTGCCATGACATTTTGAATCCTTTTAACGAACTATATAAACTAATTAATATTTAACATTCGTTTTTATCACTTTGACATTTTATTTTTGAAAAACATATATGGTAAAACTATAAAAAGAAATATAGATAAACAAACTGCACTTGATAACTCAAACATCGCATTAAAAGCCTGCATTATTTTAACTCTCCTTTTCCCGATGTTGCTTCACAAATCAAAATCAAAATCCAAATAATGAATCCCAAAATTGCATAAATCATTCTTCTATCCCTCTAAAGAAATTCAATGTATCTATTACCATCCAAGAAACAACTGTCGTAAAAAATATTAATAAAATTGCTTGCCCTACAATATTCAATATCATTACCACCATTTCACTGTATCTTTAAATCGAATAAACAAACTACTGTAAGTCATGATGATGTAACAAACAAAATATACGAAAACTAAAGCGAATAACGTCGTTATGACGGTTGTCCAACCGTATAAATAAGCAAATACTCCAAGGTAATCACTAATTCGCAAAGGACGGCTTGCCGGTACGCTTAAATCACTTAAATACTTTGCCATTTGTGCAAGCCAACCAAGAACAGGATTAAATATTGTATCAATTAACGCATTCATTAATGATGACCACCTCTGAATAGATCCATGAGCTTTTTAACAAACAAGTACCAAATAAAACATGTGACCACAGCCGGAATAACTGTAAGTAATCCAGTAGGAAGTAATATATCAGTAGCCACTTTAAATCCTTTCATTGATGCACTAGGAAACGATACATTCCCACCATCAAAATTAGGCTGTACCCATAGAAATAAAGTTTTAAAGAATCCCGCTATTACAGCACCTAAAAACTGAAACAAGGCAACGAATAATTTTATAATTGCTACTACAACTTGAAACAGCTTTTCTATGAAATAAAAGATTCCTTTTAAAAAATCCAGTAGATATTGAAATGGTGTAGCTAAAAAATCAATAAACGTTTTTAACGACTTTATAACCGCTTCAAATCCACCTTTTAAGAACTTAACAAACTTCTCCATCATGATTGCTTATAACCCACCATAATCCTTCTAATGCTTATAGCAACAGAGAATGTAATCATTAATACAAACGCTAGAAATAATACGTCTTCCCCAGCATGGAACGC